TTGCAATACTTACTGGTAGATTAAAATGAGTCCGTTTGATTTTCTCAATAGTATTAACGACACAAAGAAGAATCTCTTTAAGGAAGACCCTTTGTGTGAGAAAGACTATTCAGGCTTCATGGTCAATCGTGGACTTAGTTATTTTTCCGACACAATCATGCATGCCAACGAAATGAATATCAATCATGGTATTCCCAAGACTTGGCAGTATGATTACTATCTTTCCGCGGTGCCAAAAAAGAAGCGATTCTCAAAGTGGACTAAGAAAGATAAGACACAAGACGTAGTAAAGATCATCATGAAAGAGTATGATTATTCAGAACGTAGAGCATTAGAGATTATAAATATACTTAATACCAGTCAAATTAAAGCACTGGTTGATAAGTACTCTACCGGTGGTAGATGACATAGTCGGCTTTATTATTGCTGATAATTATAAGAAGAAAGTGAACGTATTATGGAACTGATCTACTACGACTGGAAACCCGATTCAATGCTCGAGGTTACCCTTCCAGAACCAGATAATTTTCTAAAGGTTAAAGAAACTTTAACCCGCATTGGTGTCGCGTCTAAAAAAGATAAAACTCTCTATCAATCTTGTCACATTTTGCATAAGCAAGGTAGATACTTTATCGTTCACTTTAAAGAACTGTTTGCACTTGATGGAAAAGAGTCTAACATTTCTTCTAATGACATTGAAAGACGTAACACTATTTCAAAGCTTTTGGAGGACTGGGGTCTTCTAAAAATTGTTGTTCCAGCGAAAGCTGAAAAACAAGTCTCGTTATCGCAAATTAAAATTGTTTCTTATTCTGAAAAGAAGGAATGGAATCTGATTGCGAAATACAATATAGGTAAAAAAATCCATAAGGAGTGATATAAATTATGTTTGAACTTAAACTTTCTCTTCAAGAAGTAAATGCAGTATTAGGCGCGCTTGGCAAAGGTCCATTTGATCAAGTTGCTGATCTCATTAATAATATTCGTCAGCAAGCTGAACCTCAAATCCCAAGAATTCAAGCTGAACAAGAGGCTGCAAAAAGTGCTGCTGAATCTGCACCAGAGGCAGTTGCGTAATATAAATATTACGAGTCCCGAGATGGGAACAAGGCGGAAGGCAACCTTGTAAAAAACCTTCAACGAACCCACCTTAGGGCCGTTTGACGTTAACGGTAGTGACCGCAAGGTCTCAGGCGTCCGGATGAATAAGACTGTACCCCGTCAGTGTACGCTGGAGAAAGTAACCAGCAAAAACCGCTATGCCTTCGGGGTAGCATTTAACTTTACTCGCTTAATAAGGAGAAACTATGACTGATTTTAGTATTGGGAAGATTGCTTTTGGACCAGGGTTTGACAAAATGTTTGTTGGATTCGATGATCAATTTAACCGCATGCATACCATGCACGAAGAATTGAAGAAAAATATTCCAAACTATCCTCCATACAATATCAAAAAGACTGGTGATAATACTTACATTGTCGAACTTGCTGTTGCAGGATTTGCTATTGAGGACATCAATATCGAAATTGCTGATAGCAAATTAGTGGTAAGTGGAAATGTAAAACAAAACGATGAGCAAGAAGAAGCATTCCTCTTTAAGGGAATTTCTAATCGAGCTTTCACTCGTTCGTTTATTCTGGATGATCAAATCGAAGTAAGAGATGCTGAGATGTTTAACGGCATGTTGCAAATCTTCCTTGAACGCATTGTTCCAGATCACAAAAAACCAAAGAAGATTGAAGTAAAAAACGCTAGTCGACAAACACTGTTGACTGAATAAATTATTGGAGTTGTTATGGCTATTAAATGTGTACGCTTAAGTACTGGTGAAGATATTATTGGTGATGTTTCAGAAGTGTTTACCGCTGATGATCCATTCATTGTGAAAAATCCTGCCGCGATCGTAATTCGGCAAACTGAAACTGGTAGCGTTGGAGCAGCATTTGCTCCGTTCCTTCCATTTGCAAAAGATAATACTGTAAAGTTTTATTCTCATGCAATCATTGCTGAAATTGAAATCGATATAAATTTAATTAATGAGTACAATCGTATTTTTGGATCTGGTATAGTTGTAGCAACACAAATGCCACGTTGATTTTACTTTAATTCATGGACAGGATATAATTAAGTATCCTGTCCATTTTAGTTTGTGCTTATGAAATTTTATACAAGTGTTTCTCGCTACGGCAACAATATCTTACTTAGAGGCTACCAAGACGGTCAGCGGTTTAAACGCAAAGTAAAATTCTCTCCTACTCTTTATGTTCGTTCTAAGAACACAACTAAATTCAAAACCTTAGACAATATCTTTGTTGAGCCAAAAAAGCTTGACAGCATGTCTGATGCCAAAGCCTTCGTTGAAAAATATGAAGACGTTAAAAACTTCGAGGTGTACGGTAACACTAACTATGTTGCTCAATTCATTGCTGAAGAATTTCCAGGTCAAATCCAATTCGATAGCAAAAGTGTTCGTATCGCTAACATCGATATTGAAGTTGCATCTGATGCTGGCTTTCCTGAGCCAGATCAAGCAGCACATCCAATTACCGCAATCACTGTTCATGATAGTGTTCTTGACGTCTACTTCTCGTGGGGTTGTGACGCTTATGATGTTGACAAGCGCGATGAAAAGATTAAAGACTGCGTTATTAGGTATACCCAATGCAAAGATGAGTACTCGCTACTTAAGATGTTTGTCGAATTCTGGTCTAATGAATTCACCTGTCCTGACGTAGTAACTGGTTGGAACATTCGTACATTCGATATTCCTTACATCGTTAACCGCGTGAATCGAATCCTCGGTGAAGATGCTGTAAAGAAACTTTCTCCGTGGGGCAGCGTTCAAGAAAAGATGGTGTCAATGCGAAAAGGCCAAGTGCAGATTTATGACATCATGGGTATTGCACAGGTTGACTACATGGACTTGTTTATCAAGTTCGGCCACTCGTTTGGTCCACAAGAATCTTATTCACTGAATCATATCGCTAACACTGTGCTTGGCGAAGAAAAGCTATCATATGACGAGTATGGAAATCTTTTTACTCTGTACAAAGAAAATCATCAAAAGTTTATTGACTATAACATTCGTGACGTTAATCTTGTTAGTCGTATCGACGATAAGATAGGTCTTATGATGTTATGTTTCACCATGTCTTACAAAGCTGGTGTGAACTATACTGATACGTTTGGTACAGTGGGCATATGGGATTCATTGATCTATCGTGAATTGCTATCACAAGACATCATTGTTCCTCCAAATACAAACAGCTTTAAGTCTGACTATGAAGGTGGTTATGTTAAAGAACCACAATGTGGAGTTCATGACTGGGTAGCATCATTTGACGTTAACTCACTGTATCCTAACATTATTGTGCAATGGAATATGTCGCCTGAAACTATTCTTGCTGGCGATGTTGAACCTAACATGACAGTCGATCGCTGTTTAAATGCTTATAAGAATCCATACACTAATAAGTCTATGGCTGCAACCGGTCAATACTTTGATAACACCAATCAGGGATTCATGCCGAAGATTATTGAGCAGATGTATGATGAGCGGGTTGCAATCAAAAAGAAAATGCTTGATTCTAAGAAAGAACTTGAAAAGGTTGATAAGTCTAATAAGGCTGAAGTTTATAGAATCGAACGCGACATTGGCACATTTGAAAACCAGCAAATGGCAGTCAAGCTTCTTTTGAATTCTCTTTATGGTGCACTTGGCAATCGCTACTTCCGTTACTTCCGTATGGAAATCGCGGAAGGTATTACCATGACTGGTCAGTTCATTATCAAGTGGGCTGAGTTGCATGTTAATGCATTCCTCAATAAGACTCTAAAAACGAATACCGACTATGTTATTGCTATTGATACTGATTCTGTCTACACTAAGTTGGGTGACCTTGTTAATCAAGTTATGCCTGATGCTGAAAAGAACAAGAAGGTCGACTTTCTCGATAAAGTCTGCGCTCATATCGAGACGGATGTTCTTGATGTTGCGTTCAAAGAGTTGAAAGAAAACTGTGGAGCTTATAAGCATCGTATCAGTATGAAGCGTGAAAGCATTGCTGATCGTGGTATCTGGTCTGCTAAGAAGCGTTACATTCTTAATGTGTGGGACAATGAAGGTGTTCGTTATACTAAGCCAAAGCT